CTTCTGCTTTGACTTTACGTGCTTGCTGTAATTGTGTATAAGTAGCAACCGCTTGATTAACACTATTCGAGATAGCATTGCCGAAACCAGTAACAGGTTCAACGCGTGAACCTTGCATAGCATTGCCATTAGCGGATTGTAAGGCACTCGATGCGTTACCACTTTGTATATTACTCATTGCTAAGTAGGGGTTAATTCCTGCTTGTTCATATCGTTGTCGTTGTGCCAAAGGTGTGTTATACTCATTGTTCTTATTCCACATTTCTTGGTTAAACGCATTCTGATATTTAAGCATTGACATATTTGCACGATTGGTTTCACGAGCAATAGCCATATTAGTTCTATTTGCGCTATTCTGAGAAGAGCCGTTAATAAGACCACCTATTAACGATGCGCCACCGCCAATTAAGGCTGCGCCAACTGCGGGAGGTATAGGCATAATAATAATAATTTATGCCCCCACGAGGGGGGCAGTTAATAATATAGTTCAAAATTAAGGATGTGAAGTAGGTTCAGAGGTCTCTGATGGGGTAGGAGTAACAGGTTCTTCAACTGATTGAGGTTCTTCATCATCATCAACAGGTTGAATTTCCTTAAACACTTCTTTTATCATATCCATGTAGCGAGAGATTTCCGTTGCATCGTTAAGATAACGAGGTGGAATGAGTTGCATTAATTCATCATCGGTTAAATCCTGTGGCGATGACTTACCTTTAACTTCACTGAAAGAATTCAAAATAAACTCTTTTTCTTTTGCAGAGGTAGCAGGAGAGAATAAACGTGCCAAATCATTATCACGAAATCCTGTGATGGGGGAAATAGGGCATATTTGTTCAATTACTGAAACATCTGCGACAACAACTTGGTTAGGTTGATTATTCACATAGTCTGGACGTTCGTTCACATAAGCAACATTTTCAGACTGAGAACCGTATATTATTCGTGTTCGATAGTTCATATTATAATACGCTTAAATTGTTGATACTCATAGGGCGAATAGCCTTAACATCAAAGTAACTATTTATTATCAAGTGGTCAGTATTCATCTCACCATTATAACGGAGAGAGAATATAGGAAATACTATATTAGGGTCTACTAACAGGTCCGGCAAAGAAAGTTTGCCTATCTTTTCGGTTGTACATGGTTTAGGTGTACACCATACAGACAAATCGCCACCTTGCATAAATTCTCCGAACACTTGGTCACGCGCTGTCTTATACTCAAGATAACGAGGAGAATAGCCAAGTACATTATTATTCAATTTAGTATTCCATAATTTCTTAAGTGCTTCGCCAACGTCTGCATCATCATCACCAGAAACCAACGCTAAATCTGATTGAATTAAAGGTTGATAACCGAGATTTTCAAACTCCGGTTGGAAGTAGTCCTCACGGGTAAACTTTCGATTAAATGGACTAATATTGCGTGCATCGTAATCAATTTGAGGAGCAGCAGAATATATACACATGATAATACAATGCTCCTTTGCTTCATACTCTATTTTGTTAGAAGCCATTGCACCTGTACCTTTACCAAATACTTGACCTACTACAGAACTTGTATCTTCCGTACCATCAATAGTACCATTAGAAGTAGTTACTACTTCGCTAATATTAATAGTATTGTCGAAACCACCAATATAACGCGCTACATTCTTTCTTGAGTCCGGAACGTTAAAACCATAATGGGCAGCGATTTGCGCAGTGTAGTCAAGTCCATTTGCAGCACGTGTCTTTTCAAGCATACGTTCAAGAGCGAACATTGCACGAATATCATTGGTAGATATAGATACGTCACTATGTGTATCAGTATCAACATAACTATAAACACCTTGATTAGATGAACTACCTACATTGCCATTTGAGCCAATATAGCTTGGTAAATCAAATATTGCTTTATCGAATTGAGCGGTTGGATAAGCACTCGTCAGCCAATCTTTTGACCAATGTCTATAACGAAGTTGGCACATCTGGTAAGCCAATGTAGCATCTATTCTTAGATTGTCGTTAGAATTGCACCAATCAACGTTAAATAATTGTGGTTGTGGTTTTTCCCAATTAGTATCACGATAGAAATCGTTATAAATGCGTTGGTATGCCAAAAGACGAAACACGTTCAATTGAACGTCTGGTACTTTATACGTCTTTTTGTTATATAACAATTCTTGGATAGGTGTGTGCCAATGTGATTTGCCGTATTGAGGTATCATACCATTGTTATCAATGCCATATTCCAAATGGTGGAGTAGGCGGAAAGCGCCATACTTATAAGAATAGCCGAGCGCATCTTTGTTTGACAACTTTGCATCTTTAAACATCTTAACGTACGGAACAAGGTCTTCTGGTATTTTCTCAGCTTCTTTTATTGCATCAGCTAATTTCTCTTTATCAATACCAAAATGGCTATGATTTCCATCACCACTACCAAACGTACCACCATTAATATCAGCACCGGTAGGATGAAAAGAAGATTTTAACTTTGGAATTAGAGGTAATTTTTCTCTTTCGTCTTCTTCTAATTCTAAATATTGTTTCCACTTACGCACAACTGCATTATTAGCAAATGGAGAAATAAATTTCTCATCGCTTGCATGTAAAAGCGAAATAAGGTCCTTCATAGAAGTTGTAGGAACACTTCGAGGAACGAAATTGAAGTCCGTTTTGTCAGTAGGTTTAGAAAAAGCGGTATCACCTTCTGTCACACCTGTAAAAAAGCGGTCAGAATGTAACCACAATGATTTAATAGGCACAGCAAAGAAGTGATAGTATTCCTTTATACGGGCAAAGGCAGCTGTATTAAGTGGTTGAGTACGGGTCAAATCCTCAACTTTAATATGAAACTTTTCGCCTGGATTACACTCCCAAGCACCAATAGGAACAAGTGCGCCAACAGGGGCGGAGAAAACCTTTTTACTCGAAAGGTCGTAGCCGTTACGGCTTAACCGCGTATGCGGTGTAGGCAATTTAAATAAACTCATAATTAACTAAATATTAAAGGGTTAGATAATTCATTTTTAATTTTCACTTTAATACTATCATCAAACTTTTTATGCACCTTAGCTACATTATTTTTATAGAATTGTGAATGTTTCTGGTGCAAACTATCAGCATATAATGTATTTAATGTACGATGAAAACAATGCCATGGATATAACTTCTTAATATCAATACCGAAAGTCTGTACATAGGTGTGTAAATAGCTGTGTTTGAACTCTCTATAAGTATTTGGTAAAAGTTCTAATAGAGTAGGGTACATGTCTACTAAATGGTACGTAGGTTGCATTAAATCATTACAATAACGTTCTTGATATTCGTATTGGCATTTAAGCAAATAGAAGTCTTTAAGTAGAAAATAATCTTCCAACATGTCTAAATACATGTCGGGAGTGAAAGAGTACTTCTCACACCAATAATAACACGCATAACTACAATGTATATCTACTGCACTTTCAAAGTGTTGTTGATGATAATAGCCAAAATCACTCCTGTCTATTCCATTGTGTTTAAGGTCGTACGCAAACGAATAAATTCGAAGTTTTTCAGCACGAGATATAAAGCGATACTGCCTACACTTCGGTAGGTATCTACTTTCAAGCGACAGGGGAGGTTGAACATATACGGAAGATTGAGAGGTAACATCATATTCACGATGTCCATAAGTTCGGTCAATGATTTCTCTTTCGTAATCTTGTAAATCTGTGTCTGAATATCCGATAATTGGTTTTTTACTTTGGAGATGGAAAACACGCGTGGATTTAGCGCATAAAACTTCTGGCAAACAAGAATTGCCATTAATGTATTTCGCCACATATTGAGGTGCTGTTGAGTTGACGTAGCTCCAATCAATGGAGTTAGTACAAAGCGACCAACTTTTAGATAGCATTTTGCCGAATATTTTGGCGATTTCTTCGCTGTCGAACCAAATGAGGAGGTGATAATGCGGACGCAGCGTTTTAGGTCCATATTCTGCACCGCAATAGTATCGGATTTTTTCGTTAGTGTTGATACCATGTTTTTTAAAATAATAATGAATGTTGGAACGCAAGCGTTTAATGAAGTTTACAATATCTGATTTACATACATATGGAATACCTTGTATTTCACTATGTGTAATAGGAATATAATCATAATTGCCGATTATTTCTTCTTCATCACATAACCTATTGGAAGTCCAATGTAAATTGTTGTCTTCATCTAAATAACTGGGTTCGTAATAAGGTAAATGATTATTATCATAAGTTAGGTTCACAAATGCACTATATTGATGTAACTTGCACTCATTATATAATCTTCCTACCCATGAATTACTATGTTGCTCAAGGCATGACTTACATTTACGACACTTAACATAAACAACCTCATTAGTATAAGGATTAATAATGCGCTTAGGGTTCTCGCAAGTACAAATGTTACCTAACTCATTCATGTTACTTCTTCTTTTTAGGATTAATGAATAAGCCTACAAGGAAAGTAACGACACCTATAATAAGGTTCACAAGAGTATTACTTTGTTCTGGGTCTAACATAATGATATAATTTAAAAAGTTAATAAATAAATGAATTATTTGGGGTCATATTCTATATGGATATGGTCTATTTCTACAACTAAATCATAAGATTTTTCGAAATTCTTTCTAAACCAAGTAACGAAATACTCAATTTCTTTTTTATCTAAAGTCCTCGAACGCATATCAAGAGCCAAACCTTTAGGATGTAAACTACCTTTCATGTGAGCACCATCCGTTAAAGATGTTATTACAAAGTCTCTTTTAGGCAAACGAACTTCAAAATATCTCTGAATTCGGTCAATAATGAATAATATTTCTTCTTGAACACCTGATAATCTGACATTATTTTTGAATTGTAACATAACATTTAAAAGTTTAATTATTAATTATGCGACAAAGATAGTAAATTATTAACTAATCAACCTTAAGATAAATAGTTTTTTATTCGGTTTTAACTTTATTTAATAGTAAATACTTATTTGTTAAATAGTGTAATATATTTTTCTGTCAGTTTTTGTATAAGAGGTCAAGGGAGGACACACGCTGCCGATGGTTAGATTAAAGGCAGCGCCATGTATTGGAAAACTGATTGAGAATTTCATCAAGACAAAATAGGGTATAGTTAGGGTGTGTAGAGATGTTTAGGCACGACAATTTATCAATTGTCTTTCGCGCACGCATTCGCAATCCTCCTAACGTCGGATTTGTGCGCACGAACATCTTTGCCGAAGATGTCCGAAGAGGTGCTAGTCGCTGTGAAGGCTTTCCGAAGCCTTATACCATCAACGGGCGTTCGGCACGCAGCCCCTTAGGGTGTGGTTTAAGAACAAAAAAGCCTCCATGTTAGGAGGCTTAATTTAATGCATCATAATATTAGTAACAACCATTAAAATACTCATAAATACTAAAAATCCGATAAAACCTATAAAAATATAGAGTAAATAACGAATTACTTTTAATAATTTATCTTTTTCACTCATAACATATAATATTTTAGAACAAATGCAAAGATAATAATTTTTATTTAAAAACCCATTTACCGGCAGAAATAATACCGGGAAAAAGCGATAATCCTTGAATAATAGGATTATCTGAGTTCATTGCACCAATAGTAAACTTATCCCAATAATTTTCAGCGATAGAATTCTGTAACGTTTCATTAGCTTGTTTCACCAATATAGGCATTAATTGTTGCTTTTCTTGATTTGACAACTTGTGTCCTGTTGTCTGTTCTGCTATCAAATCAATCTGCTTAGCCATAACATCAACTTGTTTATTCACCAAAGTACGCTGAGTTTCCGCATTCATACGATTAGTATTCGCATTCATACGATTGGTTTGCGCATTCATACGATTAGTATTCGCATTCATACGATTGGTTTTAGCGTTATATTTTTCAATGCCAATATGCGCCCAACCTTGTTCTACGCGTGCTTTTGACTCTACAATGCCTTGTGCTTTTGTTGCCAAGTCTGCTAATTGATTGGAAATTTCATTTTTAATTCTTTCTTCACCATATTTATTAAGGAAGTCCAAATTAAGTTGAGCGGTAGAATTCAATATTCTTTGGTATGCATTTTGCAATTGCATTTTCGTACGCAATTCCTTAGCGGTCTCAACACCTAAATTCTTTAAATCAACATCTTGTTGAAACGTTTTATTTCTAAATTTAAAATCTAAATCATTTAAATTCGTTTGTGATACTTTAAAATTATACTCACCTTTCATATTTTTGAGCATAGCTTCATAACGTGCTGCTGCTGACATATTGCCGATTTCTTGCTCATCGGCTTCTGCTTTGACTTTACGTGCTTGCTGTAATTGTGTATAAGTAGCAACCGCTTGATTA